GCATAAGGACTTGAGTATATGGAACAATCATAGATACAACATAGAATTCATAAAAAGAGAGGAATTAGAGAAACTTACTTCGAGAATGTCAGGTAAAAGAAAACCAGTAATAAAGATAGATGAAGCAGGAAGAATTGTAGAAACATATGTAAGTGTAAGAGAAGCAGGCATTAGAAATAACATGTCTTATCAGACGATAGCAGACAGATGCCATAACAGAATAAAGAAACCATTTGCATTAGATGGATATAACTATCAGTTTGAAGAATAAAAAATAATCGAAAGGAGCGGAACTCTGGCCAGAGTAATGATATATCGGTTCCTGGAGAGAAATGGAATATTTAGAATTTTTAAAAAGCAAAATTGACATAGCAAAAGACAGTGGATTTGAAGTAAAAAGAGAAGATATAAATCCAATATTAAAACCACACCAGAAAGATGCCGTAATGTGGGCAATACGAGGCGGAAGAAGAGCTTTGTTTGAATCATTTGGACTAGGAAAAACAGTTCAGGAAATAGAATTTTGTCACCAGATAATAAAGCATAAAGGTGGAAAAGCGTTAATTGTATTACCACTTGGAGTTAAGCAGGAATTTACACATGATGCAGTAGAGGTATTAGGTTATAAAAAGCCTGAATATGTGCGAAACATGGAAGAGGTTAAAAATACCAAAAGTGACATTATGATAACCAACTATGAAAGAGTAAGAGATGGAAATATTGAACCTAAATATTTTAAGGCAACATCCTTAGATGAAGCGTCAGTTCTTAGAAGTTTTGGAAGCAAGACATATCAGGAGTTTTTGGAAAAGTTTAAAGGAGTTGAATATAAACTTGTTGCAACGGCTACACCATCACCAAACAAATATAAGGAACTTATTCATTATGCAGGATATTTGGAAGTAATGGACACAGGTCAGGCATTAACAAGATTTTTCCAAAGAGACAGTACAAAGGCAAATAATTTGACTTTATATCCTAATCAGGAAGATGAGTTTTGGTTGTGGGTAAGCAGCTGGGCATTATTCTGTACAAAGCCTTCAGATTTGAATAGTGAATATTCAGATGAAGGATATGAATTGCCGCCATTGCAGGTAAACTGGCATGAATTACCGATAAACTACGGAGATACGGCTGATAAGAATGGACAGATGCAGTTATTTACAGAAGCGGCAGCAGGATTAAAAGAAGCAGCAGCCGTTAAAAGAGAAAGTATATCTGCAAGAATAGAAAAGATGAAGGAAATCGTAGAAGCAAGTCCAAATGATAATTTTATACTGTGGCATGATTTGGAAAGTGAAAGACACGCAATAAAAAAAGCGTTACCGGAAACAGTTGATATATATGGCTCACAGAATTATGAAATCAGGGAAAAAAGAGTTATAGATTTTTCGGAAGGAAGGACAAGATTGTTTGCAACAAAGAAAGAATTATCAGGTTCAGGTTGTAACTTCCAAAAACATTGTCACAGAGAAATTTTTGTAGGCATAGATTATGAATTTAATGATTTTATTCAGGCAATACACAGATGCTACAGATTCCTTCAAAAAGAGCAGGTAATAATTGACATAATTTACATGGAGAATGAAAAGAGTATTAAAGAGGTTCTGGAAGAAAAGTGGAAAAATCATAATCATATGGTGTCAAAAATGATTGAAATAGTAAAGAAATATGGTCTGAATCAGAACAATAAGGCACAGGGACTTAATAGAAAGATAGGAGTGAAAGCAGTGAAGGTAGAAGGAAAGTATTATACAGCAGTTCATAATGATTGTGTTGAGGAAGTAAGAACCATGAATGATAATTCGGTAGATTTAATTCATACATCAATTCCATTTGGAAACCATTATGAATATTCGGCAAATTATAACGATTTCGGACACAATCAAAATACGAAAAGATTCTTTGAGCAGATGGATTTTTTGACACCCGAATTATTAAGAATATTAAAACCGGGAAGGGTTGCGGCTATTCATGTAAAGGACAGAGTACTGTTTGGTAATGCAACAGGTACGGGAATGCCAACAATTGAACCTTTCCATGCTGACTGTATAGCTCATTACATAAAACATGGATTTCAGTACTTTGGAATGATAACGGTTGTGACGGATGTTGTAAGGGAAAATAATCAGACATACAGATTAGGTTGGAGTGAACAGTGTAAAGACGGCTCAAAAATGGGAGTGGGATGCCCGGAATATATATTGCTGTTTAGAAAGCTGCCAACAGACAAATCAACAGCTTATGCAGATGAACCGGTTAAAAAGACAAAAGAAGAATATACGAGGGCACAATGGCAGATAGATGCACACGGATACTGGAGAAGTTCAGGAGACAGACTTGTAACTAAGAAAGAATTATTGGAAGCAGACATTAAGAATTTACAGAAGGTATATCGCAAATATTCAAGAGAAAATATTTACAACTATGAAGAACATGTAAAACTTGCAGAACAGCTTGATAAAGAAGGAAGACTTCCGGCTATATTTATGGTAGTAGCTCCCGGTTCATGGAACAACCTTGAAGTGTGGGATGATATAAACAGAATGAAAACACTCAATACACAGCAGTCGAGAAGGAGAAAGCAAATGCATGTGTGTCCTTTACAGATAGACATCGTTGAAAGGATTATAAACAGATATTCAAATAAAGGGGATTTGGTTCTGGATCCATTTGGCGGACTTATGACAGTTCCAATGACTGCGGTAAAAATGAAAAGAAGAGGATACGGAATAGAATTAAATGAAGATTATTTCAGGGATGGCGTCGGATATTTGCAACAGGCTGAAGAGGAAAGAGAGACACCTACATTATTTGATTACTTAGGAATAGATGGAGGTGAACAATAGTGACAATAAAAGAATTGGTGGAATTAAATTTCTGCATTGCTGAAATAGAAGTTGAGGTTAGGTCAAACGGCAGACTTAAAGCCAAATATTACATAGGAGATGGAGCGTGGAGAGATGCGAAACTGCGCGAACATGAAGCACATCAGGATTATAAAGTTGAGTTTATAGCAGAAAAGATAAACAGATTTGAAAATGACCATGTATATCATGATGTTATATTAAAAAACATTCCAAAGAAAATATTAAAAATGGAAGTATATGCATGGCAGATGACAAGAAAACATTGGCATCCGACTAATTCAGATTCATTTGAAGCAATAGAAGTTACTGTGGAGGTGCCGGAAAACTATGATTTGCCACCAATGCAGGAAGAAAAGGAGCTTGAAGGGCAGATGGATATAAATGATGTGTTTGATAGTGAAGGGAGACTTAAATGGCAAGGATGAATAAAGAAGAGCAGGCAAGGCGTGAAGGAATGGCTTATGCCTTTAAGATTGCTAAAGAAAGAGGAATTGATGGACTGGAAAAGGAATTACGATTAAGAAACATTACAAAACTTCCAGTTGCTATCAAAGAAAAAGATGTTGAAGAATGGTGTGATGGAATGAAAAATCAGACAGTAGACAGTGTGGGAATCCTGGCAATGGTATCTTTAAGGGATGGATTTGGATTTGGTAAAAAAAGACTGTTAGAGTTTAGAGAAATATTCAACAATAAAACAGATTGTATTACGAATCCTGATTGGAGCTGCTGGGATGATCAGATAGCAATTTTAAAAGAAGAATGTGGTATTGATACATTCATAAGACAGAATGAATAGATGTTAAGAAATGTTAAGGAGTGAGAGAAATAGAAAGAGAGGAATAAGAATGAGATTAATAGATGCAGATTCATTAAAAAAATTTTTAACTAAGTTATATGAAGCAGGAGCACCTTATGACGGAATTATTGAATTATTGGATAAACAACCAACAGCATATGACGTGGATAAGGTGGTGGAAGAGTTGGATACATACATTACCAAACTTGTTGGTAGAAATTCAGCATTATATCAGACTATTATAGGTATAGTAAAGGCAGGTAGAACGAATGATTAAGATATTAATTATAGTAATAGTAATCATAGTGATAGCAGCAGTATATTCACTATGTATTATGAGCTCAAAAGACGACAGGAGAAGGGAAAGAGACGCAAGAAGCTGGGACGAGGATTAAGTACATACGATTAATGGTGACTTGGACATTGACAATTGAATATTGGTAGTTGGAATGATATAATTATGTTAATAAATATTCGGGATAGGAGGATAAGATATGAATATTGAAGAATTATCCAAAAGAGTAGATCAATTAGAATTTAGGGAAGGATTAATACTAAAAAATTCTGAAGTTAGTAGAATTCTTTTGGAATACAATATAACTAGAGATGAATATGTGCAAATTCAAGATGTGATGGAAGATATGCGTAATAAAATTGAAAATGGTATACCTGTTTCAAGTGCAGAATACGAGACATCAATTCAAAATATATTTGGGGGATTTATAGCGGCTGGCCGTAGAACTCCTGCTATTGAATATCATTTTTGCGAATTTATAGCAAAGGCATTTTGGGAAGAAGGAAGCTGGGAGGAAGTTTTTCCAGCATTATATGGTGATAATATCAAATATAAACATCTCTTTGAGAATGAAGATTAATAAATAGTTCTAAAGCTAATAACAGACCAACTACCAATATTCGGTGGTTGGTTTTTTATTTTGCATAAAACAGAAAGGATAAGGTAATGACAAGGAAAGAAATTGAAGCATATAAGGTTAATGAGAGGTTAATAGAACGCAATCTAAAAAAGATAGAGGAAGAGAGATATAAGGACATACCAACAGTATATGGAAAGGTAAAAAGCTCAATGGCAGAACATCCATATATAGAAACGCATATGGCAGTACAGATGGAAGAACCTGTTGAATCAAATAAGCGAATACATAAGCTGGAAAAGTGGGAGCAGGAAGTCAGCAAAGCCAAGAGTGACAATGCAAAGGTGGAAGAGTTTATTAACAGAATTGAGGATGTGAAAATTAAGGAAATATTCATTTATAGATTTATTGATGGAAAGTCAGTAAAGGAAATTGCAGGCATTATTGGATGTACGAATGGAAGGGTATCACAGGTGATAACTGACTATCTGAATAACTAAACAAACTAAACAAATTAAACTCATTAAATAAACAGATATGGTATAATTAAACTTGCAAAAGTATGACAATAACTTTTGTTTTTCCCCCAGTATAAACTTTTAAAGGCAGCTGAAAAGCTGTCTTTTTTCGTGAGTGGAAAGTAAAAAGCGTAATAAGTTTACACAATTTGAATAAATCAGAAAGGAGTGGTTGCAGTGACAATTAAGGAACAGAAATTTTGTGATGAACTTTTGTCGGATCCAGATTTTAACAAAACAATGGCATACAAAAAGGCATATCAAAATGTCAAAAATGATAATGTTGCGGCTGCAGCTGCTTCAAGATTAATGAACAAACCTGAGATTAAAGAGTACATAGAAAAGCAGTTAGCTGAATTGCACAATGAAAAAACAGCAGACGCACAGGAAGTATTGGAGTATCTCACATCAGTAATGAGAAGGGAACATAAAGAAAATGTTGTAGTTACTTTGAGCAGAGAAACATCTACATATGTTCCAGATGAAAAAGGGACAATGAGAAAGCAAACAGTTAAGGAAGAGATACCCCAAATAGTTGAAATACCTACAAGAGTTTCAGATGCAAATAAAGCAGCTGAGCTTCTTGGTAAGAGATATGGTTTATATACTGACAAGATAGACGTAAATAACGAAGCAGAGGAAAAGAAAGCAGAGAAGTTGGATAACATTGCTAGTATTTTAGCTCAAATGACACCTGTAAGAGAGGGTGAGTAGATTTGTTAATACTATCACCTAAATTTAAAGAATTTATATTAACAGAAACTAAGCGAGATTATCTTGAAGGTACTACTGCAGCAGGAAAAACTACTGTAGGTATATTTAAGTTTATGCTTATGGTGGCAAAGAGCGATATTAAGTATCATGTTATTGCAGGAGCAGATCTTGGTACAGTTGAAAAGAATGTAATCAATAATGAAAGAGGCCTTTTGGATCAGTTTGATGGTTTAGCTGAATATTATCCTAAAGGTCAAGGCAGAATTGGTCTATCACACATTAAGTATCAGACACCAAATGGTGAAAAGATAATTTACGTGTGTGGTTATGATAATAAGGCACGTTGGAAAAAGGTATTAGGTTCACAGCAAGGTTGTGTGTACATTGATGAAGTTAATACTGCTGATATGGAGTTTTTAAGAGAAATCTCACATAGATGCAAGTATATGATGACTACATCAAATCCTGACAGTCCCGATTTGCCGGTATATAAAGAATTTATTAATCATAGCAGACCTTTAAAAAAGTATATTAAAGATTATCCGGATGAATTGCTGGCAGAGTTAAATGAACCTGAAAAAGTTGGCTGGGTTCATTGGTATTTTACTTTTTATGATAATGCTAGTTTAACAGAGCAGGATATTCAGGACAAAATAGATGCGGTTCCGGTTGGAACCAAAATGTATAAAAACAAAATATTAGGTCTTAGAGGAAAGGCTACAGGTCTTGTATTCAGCATATTTGACAGAAAGCATCATGTTATTACAGTTGATAAAGCAAAAGCATTTATCAGAAACAGAGCAGATAAAAAGCAGACAGAATGGTTTGAAATATATACAAGTGGATTAGATACAGCGTATTCAACTAAAAGTCCTGATACAATAGCCATGAGTTTTGCAGGAATAACAAATAGAGGCAGATATATACTTTTGGATGAAAGAGTGTATAACAATGCTGAAATAGGAGTTCCATTAGCTCCGTCAGATACTGCTAAAAACTATTATGATTTTCTTGAAAGAAACAGAAAAGAATGGGGAATGGCAAAGCAAACATTCATTGATTCTGCTGACCAGGCAACTATAACTGAATTAAAAAAGTTTAAAAGAGAACACGCACAATGCTTATATGTGTTCAATGAAGCATATAAGGGTGTGAAAAATATAGATAGAATTATATTACAACTTGGTTGGATGAACTTTAATGATGATAAAGACATTCAGTCAAGTTTTTTAATTGTTGAAACCTGTAAGGAATATCAAAAGGAATTAGACAAGTATTCATGGAAAGAGGAAAAAGACCAGGAACCAGAAGATGGAAATGATCATATGGTTAACTCAGTTCAGTATAATTGGATTCCATACAGAAAGAAAATAGGAGTAAATAAAGAATGAGGTTATTAGATAAAATGAGAGATGGAATAAGACATTTTTTAAGAATACAGGACGCTCCAAAACAGACGTTTAACATTAGGGAATTACTTAATTATGATGGAAATTGTGTAAAAAATCTTATTTGGTATCGTGGTGATAGCTACGAACTGACACAGCTTTATCAAAACATTCCAGGTGGTTCTGATGGTGTGAAGTTTTGGGCTGCACGTTCAACTGTTGGAAGAGAGATAAGAAAAATACATACAGGCTTACCAGGGATTATAGTTGACCGATTGACTGACATTATTATTAATGATTTTAGCCAGATTACATTTGCAAAAGATACAGACAAAAGGACATGGGACGATATAGCAGAAGATAATAACTTTAAAGAAATACTTAAAAAGGCAACGTCTAAGATGCTTGTATTAGGTGATGGTGCATTTAAAATATCACTCGATACAAAAATAAGCCAATATCCGATTATAGAGTTTTATGGAGCAGATAAAGTTGATTATGTGTATAACAGAGGACGAATACAGGAAGTAGTTTTTACTACTGAATATAGATACAACGATACAAGCTACTACTTAAAAGAACATTATGGATATGGTTATATTGCCTACAAACTTTACAGAGAAATGGATGAGGTAAGTGTTGCTGTTAATACAATTCCAATGTTGAGTGGATTAACCGATGTTGCATTTGATGAATCAGTAATGATGGCACACCCAATAAAGTTTGGAGAAAGTGCAAAATGGGAGGGAAGAGGTCAGTCTATCTTTGATAAAAAGACGGATGATTTTGATGCGTTAGATGAAGCATGGAGTCAATGGATGGACGCTTTAAGAAAAGGGCGAAGTAAAGAGTGGATTCCTGAATCATTACTTCCAAGAAATCCTGAAAACGGAGCAATAATCAAACCAAATGCCTTTGACAATTCTTATATTGCAAAAGGTGATGATATGTCTGAAAATTCTCAAAATAAAATTGAAGTGACACAGCCAGCAATTCCACACGAATCGTATCTGGCAACGTACATTACTGCCCTGGATTTGTGCCTGCAGGGTATTATAAGTCCTAGCACGTTAGGAATTGATGTAAAGAAGTTGGACAATGCAGAAGCACAGAGGGAAAAAGAAAAGACTACTCTTTATACAAGAGGAAACATAGTAGACATCTTACAGGACCAGATACCTTCATTTATTCAGAAAGTATTTGATGTTATCAATATAAGTCAAAATAAAACATTAACAGAGGTTAAATGCACAATTGATTTTAGTGAGTATGCTAATCCATCATTTGAAAGTCAGGTAGAGACAGTTGGAAAAGCTAAGACACAGGGAATTATGAGTGTAGAAGCATCCGTTGAGGAACTGTATGGTGATACAAAAGATGAAGAGTGGAAAAAAGAAGAAGTTGCAAGATTAAAGGCAGAGCAGGGAATAGCAGACGAACAGGAACCAGCATTGAATATGGAAGGAGTTTTGATTAATGAAGGTAATAGTGGGAAAGAAAGTATATCAGATGTCGAAGAATAAGGCTATGAATCTTCTTAGACTTGCAAGTGAGCAGGTTCCAAGAGGAATATATGCATTGGAGAAAGACAAAGTAATTGAAATGAGAAATGATAAATGTAATTCAGTTACTCAGGTAAAAAGTTTAAAAAGACAGTTTAAAAAGGCTGGTTTTAAAGTATATGCTAACGGAGTTGATTAGAAGATATGCCAAAGGATTATGACGTTGAAGAGGCTTTCAGAGCAATTGAGAATGAACTTATAAATTCCATGATGCGAAATTTGTCACATCACAGAGCAGAAGAAATGAAAGAAGGATTGAACTGGACTTCATGGCAGGCAGAACAGCTTAAGGCTCTTAATGTTTACAAGCAAAAGAATCAAAAGAAGTTCACCAAGGTATTTGCAGATATTAACAGAAATATTGAAAAGTCCATATTGCTACATAGAAGAACAGGAGAAACCGAACAGGAGAAAGCAATTCTTGAAGCAATAAAAAAGGGAGCAAAGTTAACACATAAAGCAGGAAGCACCATAGAGGGTGCTTTTTTTCGTATTAATGACAGAAAACTTGATGCATTATTAAACGAGATAAATGCCAGTATGCGACGTGCTGAAACAGCAATGCTTAGAATGGCAAATGACCAGTACAGAAAAGTCATATTCAATTCGCAGGTTTATTATAACTCTGGAGCAGGTACATATGAAAAAGCAGTGGATATGGCTACAAAGGACTTCTTAAGCCGTGGCATTAACTGCATTCAGTATAAAAATGGTGCCAGAGTGAACATTGCTTCGTATGCAGGAATGGCACTAAGAACAGCCAACACAAGAGCATACTGTCAGGGCGAAGGCGCTAAACGTCAGGAATGGGGCATAACAACAGTTATAGTAAATAAACGTGGTTTACCTTGTCCTAAATGTGGAAGATGGACTGGAAAGATATTAATAGATGATGTATGGAGTGGCGGCAAGGCAAGTGATGGCCCATATCCGTTAATGTCTCAGGCAATGGCAGGCGGTTTGTATCATCCAAACTGCAAAGATGGACATACAACATATTTTCCAGGCATTTCTGAAAAGCCTGAAAAGGTAACCAAAAAGGAAATGAAGCAGGCGGTTGTTGCAGAACAGCAGGAAAACAGAAGAAACTTAATTCAGAGAAATGTTGATAAGTTTGACAGGTTATCTACTTATTCGCTAGATGATGGAAATAAGAAGCAATATGCTGTTAGGAAGGAACAATGGGAAGAACAGGCACAAAGCCTGAAAAATGATTCTGAATATCAAAATAAAATTAATGAGAGAAGAGCAAAATGGAAGAAAGAACATGCAGCGTTTGATAAAGAAGGAACTAAAGCAGAAATTAATAATATTAAGTCTCAAATCGAAGAGATACAGAAACAGATAAATGCCAGTCTTGAAAAAGAAAAGCCTCTTGAAAAGAAAGTGTATTTTGATGCAACCGGTACGGAGGAAGAGATGAAGATGTTAAGACAATCAGTTGATGAGAGGAAGAAGTTGCAGGAGAAAGTTGATGTTCTTAACAAAAATATGCTTGATAAACAGGAAATTTACAAGAATGAAGCTCAAAACAGAATATTAAATGCTGGCATAGTTGAAGAGATAGATCTTTCAAAAAGAATGACACCTAAGACGGTAGATGCTTTGGAAAATGAATTAACCAGATTGAAAGATAAGTATGGAATAATGCCTAAAGGCATTGTGTTCGATCCACTTAAGGTGACGGATGCAACAGCTACCTATAACTGGATAGACGATAAGATATACATATCTAACAGATTTAATGATATTGACAAATATGCAGGCTTCATTAAGAAATCCGAAAACTCGCTTGTACAGTACAGAAATAAGCACGATATTATCAATATTCAGAAAGAACATTTAAAAAATGCAGAAAAGATATTATCAGATAAAAGCATAAAGGGATATGAGAGAGAAAAAGCCATTATTAGTAAAGCTGAAGCAGAAATTGAGTTAAATACACAGCGTATGGCAGTTAGAGAGAATTTAATGGATGCTTTGACACATGAGTATGGCCATTTCATACACAGGCATGCTAATGTGGATTATGTTCAGAAAAAAAGTGTATTTGGCGCAAAAGATTTAGGTGGTAAACTTATTAATGGTGATTGGAAGTACGATATTAACACAAGGTATTCTGCAACAGGAAAGATAGATGCGGCTAAAATAAGCAAATATGCTACAGAGAATCCATATGAAGCGTTTGCGGAAGGATTTCTTGCTAAAGAAAAGGGACAGAAGATACCTGAAAGCATAGAAAAGGTTATTGAAGAGGCTAAGGCAAAGGCGGGAGTAAAAAACATTGAAAAATTGCATAGTTCTGATATAATGAAATCAAAAGTAACAAGTGGTGCGTTAACAGATAATAATGATCCACTATATGAAAAGAGAAACAGGCATGCTAATAGTTATTACGATTCTGTTAGAAATAGTAAGAAAAATAATATTATTAATACTATTGCAAGTAATACAGGTATGGCAGAGTCTGACATATCAAAAATATATGATCATGTATTTATAAATGAATACGAATTGTATGGTGGAAAACGTAGATTCGATCCGGATTACGATATGGCTGAATCATTCAGAAGATTAAGAGAAGGTAAAGAAATACAAGAACATGATTTGATTTTATTAAGACATGAGCGACTTGAATATGAATTAATGAATAAGGAGGGGATGACATATCAAGAAGCACATAGTATAGCAGAAACAAAATATAATTATAGAAAGGCACTTGACGAATTTAAGCATAAAAATAGTTTATTGTAGAAAAGAGGTGTATTTTTGTGGTAAGAATTGAATTATTAGAATTAACTGATAAAATCGTAAAATATAAATATATTCCAGAAAATTCAGATGAATATGGAATAATTTCTTTGGATAGAATGACTGGAGAGAAAAAAATAGATAAGTTAGTTTTAGGATATTCTATGAATTATCCTGCTCATGCATTTCATCGAATAAAGGAGTATTTAGTGAATAACAATTTTCAAAAGAAAGATATTATAGCATGGTATTAATACCACCCAGTCGAAAGATTAGGTGGTATTTTTATATAAAAAGGAGAAATTATGGATAATTTCAAAGCGGTATACAAGATTCTTTCAACATTGGAAAAAGCAATGGATCTTCCGGAATTTGACATGTCAGCAATTGATTACAAATCACTTGGAGTAACAAAAGAACGTTGGTCACGTTATGTTGAAATGATGTCTGATGCAGGTTACATCAAAGGTGCAAGAGTTGGAACAAATACCATAGGAGAAATTATTGTTAATTGTGATAATATCCGAATTACATTAAAAGGTTTGGAGTATTTAGAACAAAACAGTCTAATGAAGAGAGCTGCCGAAATGGCAAAAGGAATCAAAGAAATAGTTCCGGGAATTTAATAAAGGTAATTAACAACATCCGAAAGGGTGTTTTTTTAATGCAATAAAATGAAGAATAGGAGGTAGTTCATGTTAATAGCTAAAATTGATTTCTATGACAAGGATAATAACCTTGTCTTAGTGAAAGCCGGAGATGAGGTAAAGGCAAAGACAAAAGAGCGCAGGGAATATTTATTAAAAATAGGCGCAGTAATTGAAAAAGACGAACCAAAAGCATCTACAAGTAAGTAGGTGCTTTTTATATGCCCAAAACGTGATGGCTTAAAACTCTCGGAATAAGCTGACGAGCTAAAACGGAAAGGAAAACGAATATGATAAGAAGAACATTATTGCCTATGAACATTCAGTTTTTTGCAGAAGGTTCAGGAGAAGGTAATGGAGATGGAAACGGTAATAATAACCAGAACAATGCCGGAAATGGTAACAGTAACCAAAATACTGGAAATAACAATCAGGGTGCAACATATACCCAGGAACAGTTAGACGGAATTGTTAATAGCAGAACTGCAAGAGCTGAGCAGTCGGCTTTAAGGTCGTTCTTTCAGCAGCAGGGAATGTCAGAAAATGAAGTGACACAGGCAATTAACAGTTACAAAGCGCAGAGAGCAAAGAATACACCTGATGTTGCAGGAATGCAGACAGAGCTTGCACAGACTAAAAGTCAGAATCAGCAGCTTATGGTTCAAAATTCAGCAACAATACAGGCTGTGGAGTTAGGAATTGATGCAAAATCTATTCCATATGTAATAAAAATGGCTGATTTTAAGGAAGTAATGAATACGGATGGAACAGTTGATGCTGAAAAAGTAAAAGCAGCAATAAACAAGGTTTTAGAAGATGTACCAGCCTTGAAACCGGCAGATAGTGGAGCAAATAATAATCAGGGATTTACACAGATTGGAGCTCCAAATAGTAATAATCAGCAAAACCAGGATGACTTGTTAAGAGGCATCTTTGGAATAAAGAAAAAATAGGAGGTAGTAATACATGGCAGCATTACAGTACGCTGATATTTTCAGCAACATTTTAATCGAATTATATGGTCAGTCACAGGTTTCTGTAGATTTATATAATTCAAATTCAGACATTCAGATTGTGAATGGTAAAAACTTAAAGATTCCTAAATTATCAGTAAGTGGATATAAGGACCATACAAGAGGTAGTTTAGGTTTTAACACAGGTTCATATTCAAATGAGTATGAAACAAAGACATTAGATCACGACAGAGATATTGAGTTTGTAATCGACCCGGTAGATGTTGATGAAACTAATTTAGTAGTAACAATTGCAAACATTCAGAAGAGATTTGAAACAACTCAGGCTATTCCTGAAGCAGACTGCTATACATTTAGTAAGCTTTATTCAGAAGCTAAAAGAGTAGGTGCGAAGGTTAAGACAACAGCTCTTACAACAGCAAATGTTCTTTCAGATTTTGATGATAACTTGGAAGCTATGACAGATGCAGGTGTCCCACTTGACAGAGTTATTCTTTATTGTACACCAGCTTATCTTAAGTTGCTTAAGAATGCAGAGGGTATTCAGAGAACACTCGAAGTAAGCGGAGCAAAGGGAATCGACAGAAGAGTTCATTCTATCGATGATATTGGAATGATTAAGGAAGTTCCATCTGCAAGATTTAAGTCCAAATATAACTTTACTTCAGGATGTACAGCTGATGTACCAGCGGTTCAGATGGATTACATGTTAATTGACCCTGAATGTCAGGTATCAAGAAACAAGTATAGTTTCATTACAGTATTTGAACCTGGAACAGATTCAAGAACTGCGGACAACTATTTATATCAGAACAGAAAACTTAATGGTACATTTGCTATTGATGAACTTATGAAAGAGGGATGTATCATTCATGCAGCAGCAGAATAGGAGGCAATACCATGAGAGCGGTAAAGGATAATAAGGTATATAACATATCTAAAATGCAGAAAGATGAATATCTTACATTAGGATATGATATTTACGATGATGAAGGTAAAATTTTAGAACACTCACCTAAGACTACAGTTTCATATGCAGAATATGAAAAGGTGGTTAAAGAAAGAGATGAGTTAAAAGCTCAGCTTAATAAAATTTCAGGTGACAAATTCTCTGCAATGGAAGCGGATGAATTAAAAGCATATGCTACAGAACATGGAATTGATTTAGGTAATGCCACATCAAAAGAAGGAATTATCAAAAAAATCAAAGCTAGTAATGCAGAATAGGGGGTGAGCCTATGGCTTACACCCCTTATGTGTCTTTGGAAGAATATTTGAAAACTGCCAGAGAGTTAATACCACAAGATGATGTTGATAAGATGTTGAGGCAGGCAAGCAGACATATTGATGCATTAACATTTAACAGAATTGTTGCCAAAGGATTTGATAATCTTACGGAATTTCAAAAAGATGTGGTAAAAGAGGTTGTATACAGACAGGCAGAATTTGAATATGAAAATGAAGACATGATTAATACTGTATTATCAAGTTATTCACTTAATGGAGTATCAATGAATTTTGGTAGTTCATGGAATTTATATATTGAGGATGGAGTCGCAATTAGAAAAGATTTATATGCTTTATTAGAGCAGACAGGGTTGTGCTGCAGATTGGTAGGTGTGTAATGAAATATCCTAATTTGGTACCAAAATCGATGTGCAAGACAGATATAAATGTAACTATTTATAAAGAAGGAGTATCTGAAACAGGTGCTCCTTTAATTGCACTTAATGATGAATTAAAGTGTAATTATCAGGACATGGCATATACAAAAATGACCGCAGAACAGAAGATAGTAACTTTAAGCGGAAAAGCTTATTTTTGTGGAGATATATGCCCGGAGCAGGCTGTTATAAGTAGTGGGAAAGTAACAGTGTTTGGAGTGGAAAGAACAATATATCAGGGAACAAAAGCAAGAAATCCGGATGGAAGTGTAAATTATACGTTATTGGAGTTGGTGTAATATGAAAGTAAGTTCAACTATCAAATTGAATATGGGTAGGATAGCAAAATTAACAAAAGCACAAAGAATGGCATTAGAAATGACTGCGGAAGCAGTACATACTGATATGGTTCAGTCTCAGGTAATTCCATTTGATACAGGTAATTTACAGAATACACAGACTTTTGTAGATTATTCTGACAGTGCAAGCGGAAAGATTACAATTGCTTTTAATACTCCATATGCAAGAAGATTGTACTATCATCCTGAGTTTAATTTTACAAAATCAGAAAATCCAAATGCAAAAGGCAGATGGGCAGAGGATTATCTTGAAAATGGTTCAAAAAAGGATTTTGCACGAAAAACATATAAACAATTGTACAAAAAACTTGGAGGTATATAGATGATTTCTTTAAAGGATATAAAAGACTGGTTGAAGCAGTTTGATATAGCTGAACATTATTACATGGGAAAGTTAGATAACAAGCAGGATAAATCTGTTGGAGTATATCAGAGAAGAACATCTGATCAGCCAAGAATGTGTATAGGTGAAAAGTCATCATATGACATTAAACCTGTATCAATACTTCTGCATTGGTCTAATGATGCAGATGAAACAGAAGAAAAAGCGATGGCTTTATGGAATGTTTTAAGAAGCCAGACAAATGTAACAATTAACAATGTTCATATCCCTTATATAAAGTTACTTAATTCAGAACCTATAGATGTAGGAACAGATGAAAAAGGAGTATACGAAAGGGTTATAGAAATAGATTTTTATTATTCGAAAGGAGTATAACATGGCAGCTAAGGATCCAGGAGTTTTTCCAGTGTATAAAAATGCCTTTCAGTTAGGTGCAGAAGAGGGCAAATTAAACAGTATAGCTGATATGGAAAGTTTTTCAGTGTCATTTGATAACGGTGTGGAAAACTGGACACCAATGGACACAGAAGGATGGCAGAGAGGATTAATGACAGCAAAAGCATTAACTATTTCAGTATCAGGAAAACGTAATGTAGGAGATGCAGGGAATGATTATGTAGCAGGTAAAGCGTTCGTAAATGGCAGAGATGCAGAAGGAAATTTTCAGTGGACATTCCCTGATGGGACTACAGTATTGTTGAAAAATGCAATATTTAATGTAACAGCACTTGGAGCAGGTGACAGTACAGCAGTAGGACCACTTGAATTTGATGTTCAGAGTAATGGTAAGCCGGTTGTAACACCAGCAATTTAGAATTAAGGAGCAGGGTTAAAAGCCTTGCTCCATTTTAGTATTAGGAGGAATATAACATGTCAAAGATTATTGATATTACAGATAAATTAGATTTTGAAGAAAACCCAAGATTAAAAGTAAAAGATATAGAACTCGAAGTTGATGCAAGTGCAGAAAACTTATTGAAAGTAATGGGTCTTGCAACAGATGAACCAACGGCTAAGGATGTTCTTGAAATGTGTGAAATCATATTTACAAAAGAAAGCAAAAAGAAATTAGATTCTTTACATCTTAATTTCAAAGACTATAACACTGTAGTAATGGCTGCAATTAATCTTGCGTCCGGAAGTGAGAATGAACAGTCGGGGGAGTAGATACATTCTATGATCTGATAGATGATTTTGACCTCATAGTGAGTTCTTTTGCATCTCAGTATGGAATAAGGCTGGCAGAATTAAAAACAATGCGGTGGAGTGAATTTGTGAGCTTGCTAATAGGAATTTCACCTGATACGGCATTGGGAAGAATTGTGTCTGTTAGAGCAGAAACAGACAAAGACATATTAAAGAACTTTAATGATGAGCAAAGAAAAATCAGGAATGAATGGCTATCGAAACATTCTAGGGCAACAGTATCAAAAAAAGATGCAGAGAAATCAATTCAGAATATGGAAAAGATGTTTATGAGAATGGCAGGGTTAAATGTATAGAATTAAATGCAATATATGTGGGCAAACCTTATGCAAAGCGGACATCTTTAAGGGTGAAATTAAATGCCCACGATGTAATCAGATTAACTACATAGAGTTTATCAGAAAAAGAAAAAATAAAGTCAAGAGCCAATAATCTCCACCTTAGAGTAGGAGAGCGTGCCTACTTTAGAAAGGAGAGAGAATATGGCTGAAAGTGTCGGTCAGATTGGACTTGATTTAGTTATTAATCAGAATCAATTTCAGTCACAGTTAAACGGAATAAAATCAGTTGCAAAAAAGGCAGGGGCAGTTATAGCTTCTGCCTTTGCTGTTAAAGGAATAGTTAACTTTGGAAAAGAATGCCTGGAATTAGGTAGTGATTTAGCAGAAGTTCAGAACGTAGTCGATGTAGCATTCCCAAATATGAGTAGTACAATTGATAAATTCGCTAAAAGTGCAGCAGCTCAATTTGGTTTGTCAGAAACTATGGCCAAGAGATATGCCGGTACATTTGGCTCGATGGCATCAGCGTTTGGATTTACAGAAAAAGAAGCAGCTAATATGAGTACCACATTAACAGGATTAGCCGGTGATGTGGCATCATTTTATAACATTAGTCAGGATGAAGCATATACAAAAATAAAATCTGTATTTACAGGTGAAACTGAATCTTTAAAAGATTTAGGTGTAGTAATGACACAAACAGCGTTAGATCAGTATGCTCTTGCTAATGGTTATGGAAAAACAACTGCAAAGATGAATGAGCAGGAAAAAGTTGCGTTAAGATATGCATTTGTTCAACAACAGTTATCAAATGCTACAGGCGATTTCACCAGAACATCAGACAGTTGGGCAAATCAAACAAGATTATTAGCATTGCAGTTTGACAGTCTGAAAGCAAGCTTAGGTCAGGGGTTAATTAATGTGTTTACTCCGGTTATTAAGGCAGTTAATGTACTTTTAGGCAAATTGGCAACGCTTGCAAGTGCATTTAAAGCATTTACAGACTTAATTACAGGTAACAAGAATGCAGAAAAATCCGCAACTGGAATAGCAACAGGAATGGAAAATGCTTCCGCAGCTGCTTCTGATGCAAACAGTAATGTGAAATCAATAGGAGATACTGCTACAAAGACGGCAAAAAAAGTTGAAAAATCACTTGCAGGCTTTGACAAGATAAATAAATTAACTGAACCAACATCAGATGATTCATCATCAGGAAGCAATGGAAGTAATGGTAGTTCAGTAGCCGGTAGTCAAGTTGACTATGGAAGTCTTAATAAAGGTGAGACAGAACTAGATGGATATTCAAAGAAATTTGCAAAGATTTTCAAGGACATGCAAAAAGAACTGGCACCAACAACAGAAGCATTAAAAAAACTGTACAATGAAGGTTTGTCTAAATTGGCTGGTTTTAGTTGGAATGCACTTAAAGGCTTTTATACTAATTTTTTAGTTCCAGTCGCCAAATGGACATTAGGCAAAGGATTACCTGAATTTATATCAGCATTAAATGATGGATTAAACAATATAAATTATGGAAAAATAGAAAAATCCTTAAATAATTTATGGAAAGCACTAACTCCATTTGCCATTAATGTAGGTGAGGGTTTACTTTGGTTTTGGAAAAATGTATTAGTTCCATTAGGTACATGGACAGCTAATGAAGTAGTCCCAAGATTTTTAGAAACCCTTAAAAATGCAATAAACATACTTAATGCAGTAATTGAAGCATTAAAACCATTGTTTAAATGGCTATGGGATAACGTATTAACTAAAATTGCAAGTTGGACAGCTGGTGCATTCACCACAATATGGGATGGAATTAATGGAGTACTAAATAAATTCTCGGATTGGTGTGAAAAACATCCGGGAACAATCAGGACAGCAACAGTTGCCGTAGCAGGATTTATGGCAGCATGGAAAGCAATAAAATTCGGCGAATTTATTGTAAATGCAGGTGGTATAGTGTCAATTTTGGAAAAAATGAAGAAAGCTATATCAGCGTGTACCGTTGCAAAGATAAAGGACAATATCGAAACAGCCAAGATTGTTGCGCTATATGCAAAAGATGCAATAGTGAAGGCCGCAAGTACTGCAAAAACTATTGCATTAACAGTAGCGCAAAAAGCAGCCGCATTAGCACAAAAGGCATTAAATATTGTTATGAATGCAAATCCTTTGGCTTTAATAGTAGTTGCAGTTACAGCATTAATTGCAGCATTTGTATTGCTGTATAACAAGTGCGATTGGTTTAAGAAAGCTGTTGATAAAATTTGGAAAGGTATTAAAAGTGCCTTCTTTGTGTGCTTTGATGCAATTAAGGAATTTTTAACTACAACATTACCTGATGCATTTTCAAAATTAAAAGAAAAAATAGACCCTATATTACAAACTATAGTAGGAATAGTTAAGACTTATATAGAAAGTATTCAAACTGTAATTAATGGAATAACTACAACTGCAAAGGGAGTAGTAGACTTTATTACAGGAGTATTCTCAGGTGATTGGAAAAAGGCATGGGATGGAATAAAGGGAATCTTTAGTGGTTTCTTTACAGCATTAAAAGGAATACTTGCAACAGTTGGAACAGTCATAAGCGGGCCATTTAAGGTAGCATGGTCAGCTATATCAACAACATTTAAAGGAATGGGTAGTTGGTTTCAGACTAAATATGACGCAGTTAAAACAGTTTTCGTTAATGTTGGAACATTCTTCAGTGAGAAGTTTACAGGAGCATATGATAAAGTCAAAAGTGCGTTTGCAAATGTAAAATCATTCTTTAAAGAAGATGTATGGGGAGCAATTAAAGGTTGCTTTAGCAATGTAGTTGATTGGTTTAGCTCAAAGTTTAGTGCTGCGTGGACAGCAGTTAAGGATGTATTCAGTACAGGTGGAAAGATATTTACCGGAATAAAGGAAGGTATAGCTGATACGTTTAAGACAGTAGTTAATGGATTAATAGATGGAATAAATAAGATTATTAAAATGCCGTTTAATTCTATAAATGGCATGCTTAATAAAATCAGAGGCGTTGGAATAGGTAACGTAAAACCATTTGAAAGTCTATGGAGTGAAAATCCAATATCAGTACCTCAAATACCTAAACTTACACCAAAACTTGCACAAGGTGGTTTTGTTAAAAAGAACACTCCACAGCTTGCAATGATTGGTGATAACAGACATCAGGGAGAAGTTGTTGCACCTGAAAACAAATTACAGGCTATGGTAGATGAGGCAGTAAGTAAAGCTGGCGGTAACGGAATCACAAAAGATGAATTAGCAAGAATAATGGACAGAGCAGTAATCAGAATTATAGCAGCTTTTTCAAGTGTTGGATTTAATATCGATGGCGAACAATTGGCAAGACTTGAAAAAGCAAAGAAAGCAGCATTAGACAGACGTTTTAATAGTGTGACGATAGTATAGGAGTAATGGATATGGCAGAAGCAGTATTAAAGGCAGGAAGTGTTGAACTTCCTGCGCCTGTCAGCTTGTCAATAGCAGATGAATTGATATGGACGGCAGATACAGGCAGAACATTAAACGGAAAAATGACAGGTGATGTAGTTGCAGAAAAAAAGACAGTAAGCATAACATGGGGAATTTTAACAGAAAATGAATACTTAAAAATTAAGAAAAATCTAACAAGAGGATTTTTCCCGGTTACGTTCAGAGATGATGGTGGCTTGATAACTATTAAGACATACAGAGGAACATTAACTAAAGAAGTTTTAGGAAGATTGTCGGATGGAGTTTTTTATTACAAATCGGCAACAGTAGACTTGATTCAACAGTAAAGAGGAAATTAAATGATTAATGTAACAGAAGCATATAAAGAAGCAATAAAGGAAGATAGAATATTTGACCTGCAGGATAAAATTATTCTTAAAGATGATACGGAAATACCATTAATTATGTCAGATGTTTTGGCATATTCCATTAATTCGGCTACATCATCTGACAGTACATTTGATGTAGGAAGTGTTGTGGCGGCTAAATTATCGCTGACAATCGATAACACGGATGAAAGATTTGAAGATGTGGACCTGACAGATGCAAGAATATCAACAAAGATAGGTCTTTTAGTAGAAGACAGCTTTGAATATGTAACAAAGGGAATATTTTACATTAACAGTGCCCAGGATTCAGGAGACACAATAGTTATTGAGGCTTATGATAAGATATTATTTCTTGATTTACCATATGCAGAAAGTACTTTGGCATATCCTGCAACCATCAGGGAAATACTTCAGGAAGCGTGTACACATTGTGGAATTACATTAGACACAACTACAATAGGAACCGGAGCAAATTATATAGTTAATTCAAGACCGGCTACAGATTCACTTACATTTAGGGACATTGTAAGTTATTGTGGGAAAATTCTGGGAAAGTATGCATACATATCAGCAGATCAGAAATTAAAATTTGCATGGTATGAAAAATCAAATTCTCCTTATGAAATAACAGAACAGTCTTCATTAACGAAGAATCGTTCGTCAATGACAATAACAGGTGCGAGATTTGGATATACAGTTACAACTGTTAAGGAAGGAGAAACTGAGCAGACAGAAGAAAACAAGACTGCATTTGTCGGAACAGAAGGATATGTTCTAACTATGGAAGACAATCCCTTGATTCAGACAGAGGACATGGCAAATAAAGTAATGAATATACTTAAAAGTTCCGTGGTAGGAACAACAATAAGGGTTTACGGTTTATCGTGTTTATCTGACCCTACAATAGAAGCAGGGGACAGTATTAAAGTAACTGACAGAAAAGGAAGGTCATTTGAAAGTTTTATTACAAACTGTACTTTTACACTTTGTGGTAATCAGGAGCTATCTTTAGGCGCTGAAACTGAAACAGAAAATCAATACCAGCGTTTTTCAATATCTGACAAGATAGTATCAAAGGCAAATCAGAATAATCAACATTTGATTAATGATTACAATAACGAAATGCAGAGATTGACGGATTTGATGATGGGTTCGTTTGGTATATATAAGACAGAGGAAAAACAGAAGGATGGTTCAACTATTTTCTATCTGCATGATAAAAAAACATTGAAAGAATCAACAACAATATGGAAAATGACAGCAAATGCAATAGCAGTTTCGACTGATGGCGGAAAGACATTTAATGCAGGACTTGGAAAAGACGGCAATGTAATTACAAAAGTACTTTCAACTATAGGTATCAATTTCGACTGGGCAAAGGGTGGTACTCTTAATCTTGGTGGAGAAAAGAACGGCAATGGTGTTTTAAAGGTCACAGATTCGTCAGGTAATTTAGTTGGAATGATGTCAAACGATGGATTAATGGCTAATCGCGGAAAAGTAGGCGGTTGGAATATTAGCGATTCAACTTTTTCACAGGAAGTAACGTCAGATGTGGGAACTTATGGTGTATACATGCAACCACCTACTCCAGGAGAAAAATGGGCAGGATTTTGTATACAGAAACTTATAAGTGGCAGTACATATGATCACATGTTTGAAGTGAATGGAGATGGTAATCTGTTTGCTAAAGGATATGCAGTTATAGACGGTTTTTTGAATATTGGGAGTTATGCAGTTATAGACGGTTCTTTAGAGACTAAGAGTTATGCAAATGTAGGAGAGAATTTAGGTGTTGGTGGTGACTTAATTGTACACGGCACTGCACAGATTGAAAATGTATCGGATATATTTGGAAAGATGTTCTGCTGTGTATCAGCGGTTGTGACTGAAAGCCCGGCAACTATCAATGCACCAGATGGTTATATTCCAATAGCTGCAATTAACGCTGATTGGGCAGCTTACCCAGATACAGCTTTCGAGATAGTTCGACAAGGTGGATTTAATCTGTTACTCACAAGAAATTTAAAGACAAATCCGGCAACATCAGGTAACTATGTAGCAGGTAGTGGTGGAGGAAGAAGAGCCAACATTCTTTTTGTTAACAGAAAGTTTATATCCGGCTATGACGTATAGAAAGGAGACAGATATGTGCAATAACATACATGAGGTAGAATTTGGAAACTCAACCCTGACGCAGATTGAACAGCTGTATCAATATGACAAGGGGCAGATTCTTAAGATAATAGACAAAGTAGAAGATGGAACAGAGGTACAGTTTTCAAACAATAATAGCGAATTAACAATAAATAAAGCAATAAACGATAGTCAGGTAGAAATACCTGATATTTTATTGCAGGAAAATAAGAAAATCTTGGCATATTTGAAAATAATTAACTCAGATAGTGAAACAACAATCAAGACTGTTATTATTCCTGTTAAGGCAAGAACAAAGCCGGCAGATTACATTGAACCTGAACAGGAAAAGCCGTTTAGAAAATATGTTGAAGAAAAGCTTGAAAACGCAGAAAAACTTGTAGCCGAAGCAAATGACAAAGTCAAAGTTAATGAAGAATGTCTAAAGCAGATAGACACCAGGACAGAACAGGCAACAACACAAATAACAGAGGTGACAAACGGTAAGATTAAAGACTTAGGCAATATCACAACTGCAAAAATAGGAGATATAAATGCACTTGTTGAAGCAAAGAACAAAGACATAGATTCTCTTGTAATAGCGAAAATGGGTGACATAGCTAATGTCACGAATGCAAAGATTGGAGATATTAATAATACAGCATCTGCGCAGATTAGCAACATTAATAATGTAACTAAACAGAACATAGCATCAGGTACTGATGCAGTTAATGCAGCAGGAAGAGCACAGATAAAAGGAATTACTGAAACAACACAAGGAAAGATTAAAGACATTAACAACACAGCACTATCGCAGATAGATGCAATTAACAATACAGCGTTAAGCCAGAGTAGAAACATTGATAATGTAGCGCAGGAAAAAATCAATGTGATAAATGGAGTTTCAGCCGGAAACACAAAGGAAATAGCAACAGCATTGGATATGATTGTTGATACTTTTGAGAAAAAAATCGCAATTGAAAAACCTTATTATGCATACTTAATGGACTTTAAAATTGGAGATTTCAATGATGATGAAATCACAAAGGTTAGAGAATATGTTTTTTTTGAAAAAAAATCGTTAACAAGCATAGACTTGCCAGTATGTACAAGTATAGGTGATAATGCTTTTAGCGGTTGCACAGCATTAAACAGTATAAACTTACCAGTATGTACAAGTATAGGTACTTATGCTTTTTACAGTTGCAAATCATTGACGAGTATAGACTTACCAGTATGTACAAGTATAGGTGATTATGCTTTTAGCGGTTGCACAGCATTAAACAGTATAAACTTACCAGTATGTACAAGTATAGGTACTTATGCTTTTTACAGTTGCAAATCATTGACGAGTATAGACTTACCAGTATGTACAAGTATAGGTACTGATGCTTTTAGATATTGCACAACATTAACAAGTATAAAATTAGCAAACACATCAAAAATATGTACATTATCAAATAGCGATGCGTTTAAAGTTACACCAATAGCTAACAAAGCAGGATATATTTATGTTCCTGACGAACTTGTAGAACAATATAAAAAGGCAACTAATTGGTCTGTATATGCAAGTCAGATTAAACCTTTAAGTGAGTATACAGAATAGAAAGAGAGGTAAAGACATGGTAATTAAAGAAGTAATAACTATTAATGAAACGGAATTTAACCATACTTATTCAGATTTAGGATTCTATATTGAATGTGAGGGAGTACAGTATTCGGATGCTATAGATCCAATAGATATTGAAAGAGAATACGTTGAAACAGATAAAAAAATAGAAACCGAAAATCATTTAGAAGAATTGGACTAATCCCATGAAGCAAATCAGAGCAGGACCGAAAGGTCTTTTTCTATTATCGAAAAACATAAAGAAGGAGAAAAAACATGAAACACATTAAAGAAATTATCACAGCAGCAGGAAGCATACTATCATCTGTATTAGGAATATTGTACATTCCAGTGATGCTAATGGTACTTTGTAACATTATTGATTATGCAACAGGCCTGATGGCTGCAAAGTACAGAGCAGACGGAACAATAAGCTCATATAAGAGTTTTAGAGGAATAGCAAAGAAAGTATCAATGTGGCTGTTGGTAGTAGTCGGTGCAATAATTGACCAGCTTATTCTATATGCATCTCAGACGGCAGGAATCACATTACCATTTACATTCCTGATAAGCTGCATAGTCGCAATTTGGATTACCTGCAACGAACTTATTAGTATTCTGGAGAATATAGTAGATATAGGAGTGGTAATTCCATCGTTTTTACTGCCTTTAGTAAAAAATATTAAAAGTCAGACAGAAGAAAAAATACATTTTGATAATGAAAATGATGAAGAAAGTGAGGAATAAGATATGAAGATGTACAAGAGAATGGCTAAATCAATCAGCTATTCACCGACCAAAAGAAACAGAAAAGATGTAAAATACATAGTTATTCATTACACTGGAAATAGCAACGATACGGCAAAAAACAATGCTGATTATTACGCTACAGGAAACACAAGACTTGCCGGAGCACATTTCTTCGTAGATAAGTTAGGAAACACAGCCAGAAGTATTCCAATGAACAGAACAGCATGGGCAGTAGGCGGGGCTAAATACGCCGACTGCAAAGCTACAGGCGGTGGAAAGTATTACAGCAAATGTACAAATTACAATTCAGTCTCAATTGAATTATGTGGATGTACAGAAGCAGAACCTTATACGAAAGAGCAGGCAGCAGCAGTCAAACGATTAATCAAATACATTCGCAAATACTGCCCTAATGCACATACAGTTATACGTCATTTTGACGTTAACGGAAAACATTGCCCGGCTCCGATGATGAACGAAAAAGTATGGAAGAAATTTAAAAAGGCAATTGGCGAATAAGTGAACAGGGACTGACTAATGGGGAGTACTTCGGTACTCCCCTATTTATATTGACAATTAAAAAAATTAATCATATACTGATAGTCAGTATTGAAAAGAGCAATCTTTTAGAAGGAGCATCAAACAACTTTGTTGTGGGTGCTCCAGAATTTTTTTATAAGCCTTTTAAAATCTAAGATTATTTCCCTAAATTTCTATAAAAAATCACCACTTTCTTCTATATAAAAACCGTCATACGTTATTGCAATATCCTCCGCCATACTGCTATAACGTATAACGATGCCCTGAAACACCGATAAATAAAGGGATTGCGGGCAATTTGGTGTTAGTCGTTAATATAAAAATACATCAACAATGCCCCACCTTTTTTATCATATACAATTTTATCAACAACACTGGTCAAAGCGTCATGCTTTTGTCTGTCAGTTGAATTGTCTGATTTAATAATATCGTATGCGGAGCGTATTTTGTTCAAAAGAATGCTTTCATTTTCATCTTCAGGCTTCTTTGAGTACTGCTCCAGCATGGCGGTTAATTGTTCACGTTCCCTTTGTAATATTTCTTTGTTGGCCTTATATTCTTCAAGTGTATCAATTCCATCTCTATATGCTTCTTTAATACGTTCTTCCTTCATGCTTATTCTGCTTAATTTATTTTCAATTAATTCACTTTCTGATTTTTCTTCCTGATTTGTAGAATGTACAACATATTCTACAGTGCCACTATCAAGAACCTTCTGCAAGGCTTCCAAAATGGCAGGTTTAAGAGCATTTTCATTTGTAAGGTGCGATTCGTTGCAGGAAGCGTGATTGTATGCTGTACATTGAAAATATGTATTGCCTGATTTGCTTTTGCCAGCTCTTACAATTCGACCACCGCAAGCAGAACACACAAGAAGTCCTGATAACCAATGTTTGTATGTTGATGCCGGTCTTACTTTTTTACCGGGTCTTTTTGTTGCTTTATCTCTATCCTGTGCTGCAGTAAACAATTCATTAGATATAAATGTATCATGTCCACCATCAGTAACAATCCATTCAGATTTATCTTTGACGTTTCGTGTAGCGTGTTCTAATCTGTTCCATATTATTTTACCATTGTAAAATTCATTTCTAATAATGTAAGCTACTGTTCTGTTCTGGAACTTTCCGTTTCTTTTAGTTCTATATCCAAGAGTATTTAATTTGACGGCAATATCAAAAAATGACATCTTATCATCTACATACCATGTAAATATCTTTTTTACTATCTCTGCTTGCTCAGGTACAATTACAGGTATTCCATCCTGCATTTTATATCCGAGTGGTGGAGCAGCGTTATAACCACCTCTGGATGCTCTTTCAGTCATTCCACGCATTACCTCACCTGAAAGGTTGATAGAATAGTATTCGTCCATCCATTCAAATATACGCTGTACTAATTCACCGATAAATCCATCAGGGATAGGTTCTGATACCGAAACAACGTCAACGTCAGCTTTTTTTGAGTAGATTCTTATAAACTATAGCTTCTTCCTGATTACGCGCAAAACGGCTGAATTTCCACACAAGAATTACATCTATTGGATGTTCATCGCTTTTTGCCATTGCTATGAGTTCCTGAAAAGCAGGTCTGTTAGTTGCTTTTCTGCCTGAAATGCCATCATCCTGAAAAATAAACTGTTTTGGAATTATTATGTTGTTTTTCTTTGCGTATTCAAGACCAAGACGTATCTGTGCATCAGGAGAATATTCTACCTGGTCGTCTGTTGAAACTCTGACATATAATGCTCCTGTCTTCATATTTCATCACTCCTTTATGTATTTTATGAAAAAAGGGTATAAAAATAACACCTAGCCTAAGAACAACAGTTCTGATTGACCGGGTGCTCCAAAGAATGATAAAATACAACTTGTCTAGGGTGGTATTTAATATCGCTTTGGAGCTGGTCATTAGTGGCTGGCTCTTTTTTATTGACTAAAACCTCTGATTTGATATAATATACTTAACAAGAGAACCGAAAGCTAGACGAAACCTAGCCGCCGGCAAATAAGTGTTAAAAAATAGTGCCTTACTTTACCAGAGCAGGGGCACTATTTTTTGTGTGAGAAATAAGTAATAACAAGAGCTATCACACTGCACAACATTGTCACGAAAGCAAATAAGTCGCTATATGTAACCATTGGCACCAACCCCTTTCTTTTGTAAAGTCCGGCAGTTGGAATGTCGCCCCTTCGGTTCTCCGGGTAAGTATATTATATTTTCAAAGTGTAGATTAAGGTAAAACTTAAATCATAAAACTTATTTGCTTAATTCTAAAATGTAATCATTTCTTTTACTCCATAAAACAGGAACAATTGAATATTCCTTTAATGCACTTAGATCTTCTTTGGAAATTGGTTTTTCGAAATCCTGAATAAATGTGTATAATTGCGATTTGTTTTTTCTTTCTTCGACAGTATCAGTCCAAGAGAAAATTATATTTTTAGCCTGCGTTGTATCAAAATTATTAATAACTTTAATAATGCGTTCAGGAGCAACATTTGATTTACCAATACCAAAATCATAATTACTCATTAGTTTGCTTTTTCCACTAAAAGAAACATTTTCAATATAACGAATATTATTAATGTCAAGAAAATTTTGCACATCCTCAATAAAAATAGATTTAACATTTTTACGTGATAAGTAAAACATATCGCTAACTTTTATAATACATTGAGATAACATATGTTTTGATTGAGCTAGAGAATCACGGGAACATGTTATATATAATTCGTCATTTTTAGAAAAAGAAACTCCATGAGCTGCCAAGATAGAATCAAAAATTTCTCTTCTTCTGGTACCAGTAAAAATGTCAAATTGTGATAACTTTAACTCATTTATTGTTTCAGAATCATCTGTAATATAATAGCGTTCATCATCTAACAGTTTTATAAAAAGTTCTATACAATCATTATTTCTATCTAGAAATGGTAAAGTTAATCGATACACAGTATCTGAAATTTTGTATTGCTCAATATTTTCATTTAACCAATTAATAAGATCGGAAGA